ACAGAAGAACGGCATTGTTAAATGCTGGTGGGATGAGTACGAGGATTGGAACAGGGAAGAGTACAACGGTCTTGATGAGCAGGAGTTCAATGCTCTTGTTGTAAGTCCTAGTATAGAAGTTGTGGAGCATACGCCTTACCAAGATGACTATGGGATGAAGCATGATGTTGTCTTATCACGCCAGTCTTATGTTGGTAAGGTTAGGATAGAGAATGTACCACCCGAAGAATTCCTGATCTCTAGGGAAGCTAAGTCTATTGCAGATGCAAGATTCACTTGCCATAGAGTATTGAAGACTTTATCCGAGTTACGGATTATGTATCCTGATGAAGACCTTGATCCTCAAGACCTTGGTAGTGGTGAAGATATGCACGCCTTTGATGAGGAGAGACTTGCAAGATTCCAGTTCGATGACTCCAGAGGATTACCCTGGAGTGATGGCAACATAAACTCTGAGGATGACTCGTTGCAAACCTACTGGCTGCACGAATCGTTTATGAGAATGGATTATGACGATGATGGCATTGCAGAATTACGAAAGGTCTGCTCTGTTGGTCGGAAAGTGTTAGCTAATGAAGCTATTGACCGTATACCGTTCGTCAGTCTTACTCCGATAAAGATTCCTCATAAGTTCTTTGGTATGTCTATTGCTGATCTTGTTATGCCGATTCAGGAAATAAAGAGCGTCCTGATGCGTAACCTCATGGACAACATGTATAACCAGAACTTTGGTCGGTACGCAGTTCTTGAAGGTCAGGCAAACTTGGACGACCTCTTGACGCAACGCCCAGGCGGAGTAGTCAGGGTTAAATCACCGAATGCTATCATGCCTTTGGCTACCCCACAGTTAGAGCAGTCATCCTTCTCAATGCTCGACTACCTTGATAATCTGAGAGAATCAAGAAGTGGCGTAAACAAATTCAGCCAAGGCTTGAATGAAAATGCTTTGACATCTCATACCACAGCTACTGCTGTCTCTGCAACTATGACGGCAGCGCAGTCAAGAGTAGAGTTGATCGCAAGATGTTTCGCAGAAACTGGTGTTAAAGAGTTAATGAAAACTATTTATGAACTCGTCCTGAAGAATCAGGATCACCAACGAGTCATAATGCTTAGAAATAAATGGGTTCCTGTCCGACCTGATATGTGGAAAGACCAGTACGATTGTACTGTTTCCGTAGGTATCGGGAATGGTAACAGGGATCAACAGCTTATGCACCTCACAACGATGTTACAGTTTGCTGGGGATGCAATGCGTGGTGGACTAAAGATTATTAATGAAAAGAATATGTACAATATGGGAGCAGCACTCATAAAGAATATGGGCTTCCAGAATGTTGATGACTTCTTAACCGATCCAGATTCTGTACCACCTCAACCTGATCCACGCGAACAGATGGAACAGGCGGAATTACAATTGAAACAGAAAGAACTAGAAATTAAAGCTGCTGACATACAAGTCAAACAAATGAAAATCCAACAGGACGCTGCCGAAGCACAGGTCGACGCGCAACTTAAAGTTGCTGAATTGAAACTGGAAGCTGAACAAGGCAGAGGTGTAGCACTTGGATAAAGAATTAAGAGAAGCTAAAGCAAAAAATCTACTTTCTGACGAACTATTTAATGAAGCGTTTACTACGCTTGAAACAGACATCAAAGATACTTGGTACAGAACAAGTCTCAATGATACTGAAGCCAGGGAACAAGCCTGGCTATCCCTAAGACTTCTTGAGCGGATACGTCTACATCTAACCAGTATTATAGAATCTGGCGATATGGCGAGGAAACTTGGGAAACACCAACTATAGGAGTAATAAATGGCGGATACTCAAACGAATCCCCACGTTGTCGAACAACATCCTGTTGCAGGTCCAGATAGTATTGGAGCAGCGCAGGAAGCACTTTTAGGATTACTGGACTCAGAAGAGCAGCCAGCCGAAGAAGAGCAACCGTCTGAAGAAACTAAAGACGTAGAGACATCTGATGAAGCAATTGAAGAAACTGAAGAAGTCGAAGAAGAAGAATCTGAAGTTGCTGATGATGATGAATCTGAAGAATCCGAGGAAGAAGAAGTTGAAGATGAGGACGAAACGGAATCCACGGTCTATACTGTAAAGGTAAACGGACAAGATGTGGAAGTCTCCGAAGACGAACTTATCAAAGGCTACTCTCGCCAACAGGATTATACTCAAAAAACCCAACAATTAGCTGAATACAAAAGACAACTTGACGGTGCTGCACAACAGTATCAACAGGAGTTGGCTAATACTCAGCAAGTTCGGGCGCAGTACGTTGACGCTCTAGCTACAGCTATTGAAGGTAACTACACTCATCTCCAGCAGTTCGCTAATATTGACTGGGAACGGCTTAAAACCGAAGACCGCGAAGAGTATCTGACCAAACGTGACGATTACCGTCAGGCACAGGAAGGTATCGAGCAGTTGAAGGCACAAGCTGGTCAGGCTCAACAGCAGCAACAGCAAGAGATGCAGGTTCAACACCAGCATATGCTACAGGAAGAACACGCCAAGATGGTAAGTATATTACCAGAATGGGGTAATCCTGATACACAGAGAGCGATAGCAAAAACTATTTCAGAGTTTGCCTTAACTAAAGGTTATACTCAGGAAGAACTGTCGCAACTGGTGGACCACCGCTCTATACTTGTTCTTATGCAAGCTAAGGCTTATGAAGATATGACTCGGAAACAGCATGAGGTTCGTGCTAAGAAGGTCAAGAATAAGCCGAAGGTTGTTAAGACAAAAGCCAAGCGGGACAAAGCTGAAGTAAATCAAGGCAAACGTAAAGCTAAACTCAAACGTCTTCAGAAGACGGGCCACGTCGATGACGCGGTGACGTTACTGGAGGATCTACTTAAATCCTAATAAGGAGAAACAATAATGGCAATTGCTACTAATACGTCACTTACGTATAGTTCCGTTGCGATTCGTGAAGCCTTATCTGATGTGATATATAATATCGCACCTATGGATACGCCCTTTATGTCAGGTTGCTCTAAGCAGACCATAGACAATACTTTTTTTGAGTGGCAAGTCGACTCTATTACTGCTGGTGCAGTCAATAGAAAGATTGAAGGCGATGATTCTATCGCTGCCACCGCAAGGGTGCTTCCTACGCGTCTTGGTAATTACGCGCAGATAAGTCAGTACGTGAATCAAACTTCAGGAACTGACGAAGTTGTCAATTATGCCGGACACGGCAAACACCAGGCTTACCAGTTGGCTAAAAATGGCAAGCGCATGAAGAGAGACATGGAAGTCATGTTACTTCAGAACATCGTACGAAGTGCTGGCAGTTCAACTGCTGCTCGCGCATCTGCTGGTGTTCCCGCGTGGCTTGCAACCAACTATGTGTCGATGAACCCAACATCGGGTTCTCCGGCTGCTGGTGCAACAGGTACGACTGCGATGACAGAATCTACTGCCACTGCTTCTATTACGGAAGCTGGCATTAAGAATGTCATCAAAGACACCTACGAAGCGGGTGGTGCAGCAGATTTAATTCTGTGTCCGCCTACCATCAAACAGGCTATTTCCGACCTAGCACAGTCTGTATCATCTCTTAGAACTGAAACTAAGGGTGATGCACCTGCGCATGTTGTGGCTGCTGTCGATGTATATGTGTCCGATTTCGGCACGTATCGCATCGTTGCTGACCGTAATATGCACAGTTCAGAGCATGTCTTCTTCTTAGACATGGATTTCTGGGCTATTGGTTGGCTACGGCCTTTCCAGACTGTCGAACTTGCGAAGACGGGCGATGCCATCAAGCAGCTGTTGCTTGCTGAATTCGGACTAATCGCTAAGAACGAGAAGTCAAGTGGAATCCTCGCGGATTGTGCTGCATAAGTAGGTATTTAAAGGGGGTGGGGCAACCTGCCCCCTACCTATGAGAGAACTCGAAACAAACTGTCCTAATATAAAGGACGAATACGGCGGGAAAGTAGTCTTTCCATTTGGGCCGTGTATTTATCAGAACTTTATTTCTGAGGAACTGAGGAAATCTCTTCTAAAAGAAGGGGGTAGAATCAGAAACAAGGATCATGATTATAATAAAAAGCTAGCCGGTAATATGTATTTTGGTGGCTCTTATAATTATGGTAATGATTATATAGTAGAGGTATTTCCTGAGTTTCTCAAGATTCTTTTTCAATGGTTTGACTTTATGGTGTACCATTATGATGGTGGTCGCATAAACTTTGCACCGGGAAAAGAAGATTTAGAAGTAAATTTAGATACTCTCTGGATAAATTACCAGCGAAAGTACGATCATAATCCACCACATCAACATCACGGCATAGTTTCTTTTGTTGTCTACCTGGATGTACCAGAGAAGATATTTAAGGAGCAGGCTGAGTCTAATGTGCAGGATGCTGGTCATATAGTATTTAAGTATGGGGAGTCTATAAGTCCACTTAGTGTAAGTATGTGGAACGTCACTCCTCAAAATGGTTTGGTACTGATGTTTCCTGCTACTCTGGATCATATGGTCCACCCATTCTGGGTAGATGAAGAACGTATCAGCGTATCTGGAAACTTTACTTTAACTGACAGAATTGTATTAAGTCAGAACGGAGCGTGAATGAAAAATACAGACAAGGAACTTGATAAAGCTGCTGATAGGATGCTGAAAGGTAAGGCACCTAAAGCTAAAGCTGGACCTAAGGAACCTACCGATGCGATAGGATGGTTGAAGAAAGCGTATATTGATAATGATCCTAAAGATGGTGCACCTAAAGTGGGGGATATAGGTTATGTCTAGCAGAACAGTTCTTGATTATGCCGGTTATAGAAGGACAGACCTGCATGTTGACCATGCTGATGATAAGTTTACAATCAATACTGTTCAGGATGCTCAACCTATTGTCGACGAAAATAAAAGAAGGTACAATGAATATGGTGATAAGCTATCCGTAGGCAAGCGCGGAGAGTGGCACCATGCAGCCTCTGTTCCATTTAATATATGGGAACAGTGGATGAAAGATACGAATGGGGCGATTGAAAAGGACTCCAAGTTGCTTGCCAGGTATCTAAACGATCCTGACAACAAGTATTTCAAAGTAGCACCAACTAATATATAAAGGTATAAATCATGTATAGACGAAGCGATGATGGTAGTTTTAACAGGTGGGACGTGCAGAGCGTTGTAACAGTAGGTGCTTCCGCTGTTGCCACGAATGTCACGTCTGCAAAAATCCTGGGTATTCATACGGATGGGGAGATCTACTTTAATTTCTCTTCCTCTTCAAGTGCGTCTGTTAGTACAGCAAATGATCTGAAACTTGCTGCTGGCCTTACATTCATTAACGTACCTAAGTTTTCTGGTTCTGGTCTATCTCAGTATATGCACCACCAGAGAGTAGGCGGTTCTAATGTAAGCATGAGGCTTGTTCACGTCTAATGGCGATAGGCACTTTTGCACAGCTAAAAACTGCTGCTGCTAATTGGTTAGATAGGAGCGATCTAACGGACAGGATACCAGAGTTTATAACTCTAGCTGAAGCCCGGTTCAACCGGATTCTTCGGATAAGGGATATGGAAACTGTTTCTACTGCTATTACTACTACTGCTGGCACTAGAGAATATAACCTGCCTACTGGGTATGTGCAGATGAAAGAGTTTCATCTTTCGACTGATCCTATAACCTCCTTAGCGTATATAACTCCAGAGATGATGTCTCGTCTGTGGGCTGGTAGTGGCACTGGAAAACCACAAGTATATACGATTATAGCCGACAAGGTAAGGTTAGGTCCGAGTCCAGGCGATGCTTATACAACTTCCATGTTGTATTACAAGACGTTCACCGCTCTTTCTGACTCAGCAACTACCAATGATATGCTTACTAATAACCCAGATATATATTTATATGGTGTACTGTTAGAGGCGGAGCCATTCCTGATGAACGACCAAAGGGTTCAACTATGGGCAACTGCATTTAGACAAGCAATAACAGATGTACAAGACCAAGATAATAAAGATCGTCATTCCGGCTCGAACCTGAGAGTGATGAATACCGGTGGATATCCTTGAGAGGTAAACAACAATGTTAAATAATTTTGCATCAACACAACAGGGTGGATCAGGTACAGTAACCACCACTACAATTCTTGATGGTACTATTGCTAATGCAGATGTAGCATCTGATGCAGCGATTGATGTCAGTAAAATTAATCTCGGTAACACTTTGGAGATGGAGACTTCTTCTGGCGACCAGATATTTGAAATGGATAATAATGCTTCCAATTCTTCAAATTTTCAAATTAATAATGGCGCAGGTAATGCTAGGACTGACCTCTATTTAGATG